CGACCTTAATAATTCGATCATCGCCATATCGGAGTTTGTTGTCCGAGGCTGCAAAATACCAAGCTTTCATTTTTTCACCTTTCCAACACAGCAATTTGTGCCGATTACCCAGATTCGGGAAATTGTGCTACGTGGTTGCATGTCAATCACTTTCTGTGCGGAAACATATGTACTAGCACGGGTAACATACAGCGTATTGCCAAGCACGGTAGTGATTTCGTAGATCATGCTACATTACTCCAAACTGGTTGTTTAACATTGAGTTTCTTCACGTACCCGTGACCGACCTTCTTTACTGCACGAATTGCAGCATCGAGGGATTTAAATGGATTGATACGAACAGCACGGACTTGTGCGTACCCATAACCATTATCGACAAACGTCATTGCGTAGTACATTGCACGGACTCCTCTTTAAATTGGTGGGCCTGAAGGGAATCGAACCCAATTCCAGCGATTATGAGTCGCTCGCTTTTACCAATAAGCTACAGGCCCGGTAGGTTTAAATTTCCCGGTGGAGACTAGAGCGATAGGGAAAAGCAAGACAAGAATACCACCTATCCATATACCAATCATCATTAAACCGCTCTGCTTTCGCGACAGCAAGACGCACAGCTTGAGCAAAAGAATTAGTTTTTTGCATACAAACCCCTTTTGTCAGTGGAAAAAGCACAAGACACTAGCGCGTTTACTAATGCCTTGTACTGTTACACTTCTTGTTTCGGTGCGCTTTCGTTATGCGGCTTCTTTAGCCGGAATCATTTCGGAAAGCTTGGCCAACAGTTCCGAGTGTTCCACTGGCTTGCCGTCCTTATTGAATTTAGCCGCACGTTTCATGATGGAAAGAATCGCCTTTTGTACATCATACACAGAAGCCGGAGCAATCTCTTTCGTGTAGGTGTAGAACGGTTGATCGTCGGCATACGGCAGAATATCCGTACCGCTAATGACTTCCCCGTCGATCTTTAGTTCTTTCTTACCCGCATACTCAAGGGTATTGTCTTTCGTGTTACGGCGAACCATACCAAAGTCAAGAAACCACACAACCAGCGCCTCTTTCCGCATGGAAGCGGATAGGGCTGAAGTCAGTTGATTAACAAAGTTACTGTTGCCGTGAACGTTGACTTGCTCCAAGGCAAACATTGCTGATTCATGAATCAGGGTATCAGCTTTCTTACCCATAGTTGCAATTGCTTTGACGTTCTTTTGAAACTGTTTGATTTCCATAATGTTATCCTTTCAGTTGAGTATTAAGTTTTTGAATCTGGTATTTATTCAATACCTTTACCTTGCTGGTGCGATGGGTTACTTTACGAATACGAGACATGCGCCGCGAACCCGACAACGGAACATGACCATAGTGATTATGGATTCTCATGGTGTGACCGACCTTTCCGCGAATGGCTTGCGCTCGATTCGCTCTAGTTTACCGGCCTACCCTGCTAGTGCTAACAGGATAGGACTGTATTCTATGAATGGCTTGCGCTCGATTCATTACAGTAATAAGGCGGATTCCTGTTACAAGAAATCGGGGATGTTACACGATTATTAATCGTACCCGTCGAAACAGAGCTGCCTTCACCGTGGAACACTAGTACAAAAGTACTATAGCCCTTTAGGTGTCTCTGTCCAAGTTAGTCCCTAGCTAGACTAGTCCTTTCGAACTAGCGCCCCTCACCGTTATAGATATTGGGGTCACATGCCGTACGGTATTCACTTGTTTGTCGCCCTTACTTTGTTAGCCTGTAGTATGCAGGTAAAGCATTAGAACATGAAACAGAAACTAATGCAAGGGCCTATGCTATCGCTCCCTGCCACGTACCTAGGCTAGTCACAAAGGACATTAGATCATAAGGCTTGTGGTGTGCTTCAAGGTAGTACCCTTGTTATCGGATAGCGCGGAGTATTGGCCGCCGTCCTATTTCACCCGATGCCTGACATAGAGCAGAAGGCGTGCCAGGAGCGCCCTCCGCTGTGCTGCGGTGCACTAACTACTTGAATATAAAAGAAAAGAAATAATATACACGAAGCATCAAGAATTGGCATAGAGTTTGCTTGGGTGACGTACAACGGCACAATGTGACGCTTTTTGCGGTATGTTTGAATATCAGGGAATACAGATGTTGTAAAAAAGAGACAAGTATTTGATTGTGTTGTATAAATACAACAATGATAGCGTTATATATGAGTGGATATAACGGTAAGTGAGTGCAAACTAGGGAGATAGTGTATTTCACACACTAACTAATAAACTAATATATTTATATACTTATATACTTAAAAGGGGTATAAGGGGGGAGGGGGTAGGAGATTTATAGTGCACTACAACTAAAAAATATCTCCAAGAAAATACGATATTCCTTCGGAATGTTTTCTTGGTGAGAGTAACGATGAAAATCACAGATTCCGGGGGAGGTTCCCTTGAAAGTATGATAATACTTTTAAGGAGGGGTGGAACCCCTAGGTTTGCTCGGGTTGTTGGACCCTCGCTTATTCGTCGATGTCTTCGTCTTAGTCTATTGACTTAGATATATTACATATGTTGTATTTCAAGTAAAAAGTATGGTACAATATAGTTGTTGTATAGATTAGTAGAAAACAACAAAAGCTACCTGACAACAAAGGCAGGTAGCGATTAAAGTTGATTGTACCACTAAAGTGGAATTTCGAGGCAAACTCTATCTTTAAAAAAGATAAGAATTAATAGTAACAGCATTCACTCGAAGAGATCCGTACATACGTACGGTCTTCTCGTTCACAAACCCACAGTAGATGCGGGTTGAAAATCGAAAACCCGCCCTACTGCAAGGAGTTTTTTTTTGAAAGAACCAAAACCAATTAAATACACTTCCTCGGACTTACTAGATGTCCTCGGAAGATATCGTACTGTTTCTCTATTTCTTGAGAATCATCGAGAGGTGGATAAGTATCCACCGTTCTTCACTCTTAAAGATGAAGATGTTGTTCGGGATAATATTCTTTATCCTTCACTAAAAAAGATCTATTTCTCGTATTCTCACATTCCGGGTTTCGAATACGAATTTGCAGTTGATATCTTCTTCTCTTGGGATCATTGGATCAAACTTACCGAGGAAAGTGTTCTTCGTACCAAGTTCAAAGAGTGGAGAGATGAACTTGAGATTAAACTGAAAGCACAAGCTATTCGTTCTCTGATTGAAGTTTCGAAGATTCCAGATCCAAAGGGAGTAGCTGCAGCTAAATATCTCGCAGAGAAAGGATATGTCTCTCGAAAAGGCCGTCCCTCCAAAGAAGAGCTGGAGCGTCAGCGGAAGCAGGACGCAGCAGTTCGAGAGAATCTCGATGCCGATATGGCTCGTTTAAATATCAGTGTTGTTAAATAGCGCCCAACTATAAGGAAAAGAAATGTCAATACATAGTATCAATGATCGTCGTCACTATCAAACAGCGTTTGTAAATCCGTCTACAGCGACGGATACGGCAGTAGTTGCTGCTGCAGGCACCAACGCCACGATTCGAGTCCACGCGGTAGCTGTTGTAGCTGCCGGTGCAAATAGTGTTTATTTCAAAAGTGCTTCTACCGCCATCTGTGGTACAATGGCTCTTGCAGCTAATGGTGGTTTTGTTCTACCCTACAATCCAGAAGGTTGGTTTGTTACAGCAGCCAATGAAGCTCTTAATCTTACAACCAGTGCTGCTGTAGCTACGGGTTGTACTGTTGTCTATTCAGTGGAGCAATAAACAATGTTAGGTATGATTACAGGTTTGTTTAAAACCAAAGAAGCAAAAACCAAGACGAAACTACAAAAGTCTGTTATCAAAGAAGTAACTATCAAACAGGCAGTCAAAGAACCATATTACCACGAAATTGTAGACAACGAAGTTCGAATCTACTCACGAAAAGAAGGTCTTGTTACAACTGTTAAAAGTGAGAAGCCTCTTGAAAAAGCTGTAGAACTTCTCGCAAAGTATAACGGAGGGAATACGTAATGGCTCTTGCTTTTGCAACTACTCTTCGAAATAATATGTTGGATCAAATCAAGACTTCTCTTGATGCTGGAGTCGGAGCAGCACTTATTCGAATTTATGATGGAGTTCGTCCAGCAACAGGTGGTGCCGCTACTACCCTTCTAGCTGAACTTACTTGTACAGATCCCTCTTCAGGTGCGGCTGCCAGTGGTGTCCTAACCTTTAGTTCGATTACACAAGACTCATCTGCAAATGCTACCGGGACTGCTACTTGGTTTCGCATGGTAGATAGCACAGCTACTTTCGTCATGGATGGTAATGTAAGTACTTCCGGTAGCGATCTTAATCTGACCTCAGTTTCTATTGTTATTACTCAACCAGTATCAATTTCATCCGCAACAATTACCGCAGGAAACGCATAAGACATGGCACTCTATCTAATTGCAAACGGCCCAGCCCCGACGACAGCAGCGCAAGCCGTTGTTACTACCGGCACGGCCATCAAAACGCTGTTGCAGCTTTCATCCAGCGCGACCAAGCCTTTCAAAGTGGTTGAATGGGGCATCTCGTTCGACGGATCGGCGGCGGCAACCCCGATCAAATGCGAGCTGGTGGAAACTGATGTTGCAGCGACCGTTACGGCGCACGTCACGGCGGGCATCGTCAAGCTTGATGGTGAGGCGTTGGCGGGCGGCGATCCCGTGACCAACTTGCTGCCAGTTGGTACGGCGGCGACTGGCTACACGGCGAGCGCTGAGGGCACGATCACCGCTACACGCATGCTTGATGTTCAGTTAATCGCGCCGACGAATCAGTACGTGAAACAGTTCCCGCTTGGCCGTGAGCCTGTGGTGCAGATTTCCAAGTTCGCTCGGATTCGCGTCACGGCTGGCACTGCGGTAAATGCTTACTGCTACATGATCGTCGAGATTTAATTTTGGCATCCATCACCCTGACCCGCACTAGCGAGTGCGCTACGCAAAATCACATTACGATTTCCGTGACGGGCGACGCAACGTATAACTGGCACACCACGATGGACGGCATTACCGCTCCGATCACTGAGGCAGACAAGGAAGCATTCTTGCGTGTGCTGCTACGAATCGCCAGAATCGGGCGCACTGACGCGCAAGTTCGAAATGCGCTTACCGCTGGCTACACGGTGACGATATGAGCTATGTCACGCTGCCCGGTCAAGGATTGATCCTGCCAGATCGCCCTCTGTTTACAAATCCCGCGCTCGGCTTTGCTACCGCAGTTATCGACGCAACGGGTGAAAAGGTGGCGTTCATTGGCCACGTGTTCAACAAAGATCGTACGTCAAAAGACATTACGAAGATCGGCTTCAGGCCCGGCACCGTTGTTTCCGCAGGCGGGTCCGGCATTACGCTATCGCTGCAAAATGTTGACACCACGGCCGGACCGCCTGGACGTCCGGATGGGACGCAAGATCAAACTGTCGGATTCCTGCTATCTGCACTTACGAGCAGCACCTATTATCACAGCGCCGCGCTAAGCGCCAATCGAACTGTTGCGTTTGGCGAGCTGGTGGCGGTGGTGTTTGAGTACGATGTATCGGGTAGGCTCGGCGCTGATAGTTTGCAGATAAGTGGGATGACGCAACAGTTTACAGGTTCGCCGATTGGGCCGATCACTTCGCTGTACGCTGGGGCCGCGTGGTCGCTGCAAACTATGCTGCCTAATGTCGTTTTCGAGTTTACGGACGGTACATTCGGCACGTTGAAAGGCAGTTACCCGGTTAGCGGTTCGGCGACTATCTCTGACTGGAAAAGTGACTCGACACCAGACGAGCGCGCATTGCGTTTTCAAGTGGCCCACAAGTGCAAGATTGACGGCGGATGGATTAGTGCATACGCGGCAACGGGTTGTAATTTCGACGTAGTCCTATACAACGGAACAACGCAAATGGCGTCTGTTTCCATAGATCAAAATATCATGGGGGCAGTGGGGATTAGCTATCTTACATTCGCTTTCGATGCTGAGTATGAGCTGCTGCCTGGCAATACGTATTACCTATCCATGAAGCCGACAACTGTCACTAGCGGCGTGAATTTGGCCCATATTTCTGTCAACGCAAACGGGCATTTTCAAGCGCACCAAGGCGGCGTGGAGTTTTACGCAGCATCTCGTACAGACGCGGGTGCGTGGACGGATGTGACCACTAACCGGCCAGTCATGGGTATCTGCATTAGTTCTGTTGACGACGGAGCGGGGGGCAGCGGTCCGGTCGGGCAAGCGCGGATCATCCAGAACATCGGGACGTACTAAATGGCACGGCTAGGGCGCAGGCAGCCGTTTAAGCCGCTGATTAGTAAAGCGCCGCCGAGTGCGGGGGGTGGTGGTGTAACCGGAACAATAGCTGTAACTCTTGAAAATTTTACATCTTCCATATCTGGAACTACTACCATTGTAGGTACTATTAGTCAAACAATGGCTAATTTCACCTCTAGTATTACCGGCACACCTACAATTACAGGAACGCTTGCATCCACAATGGATGCTTTTACATCGTCAATGTCCGGCACTGCTGGAGAAATTACAGGAACAATCGCACAAACTCTTGAAGCATTTGTTTCAGCTTTCTCTGGAACTACAACAATTATTGGAAACATGGCAGCTTCATTGGAAGATACTACTTCGTCCATAACAGGAACAACAACAATCGTAGGAACTATTGCTCAGACTATGGCAGATTTTACATCATCTATGTCTGGATTTCTTGGAACACAAACAGCAAGACTTCTTGCTCTTATGGGGGTAGGTTCATAATGCCGTATATGAAAAATCAACTTCCTTGTAAATTATGTGGAGAAGTAAATAAAGAGACACGTCTTAAATGGCACTCTAAAAATAAAAAATATTACTTACAATCAAAATGTTCAGAGTGCGAATATCGAGATATTTTAAAATGGCGGCAGAGAAATAAAGAGCAATGGGCTAAGTTAGTACAAAAATCTTATTTAAAACGTTCGGTAGATAAAGTATCTAGACGAAATAATATGCAACATACAGAAGAATCTCGTGCCCAGTGGAAAAGAGATAAATCTAATCGTAGGTGTGGAAGAGCTAAACAAGCTAGATTTACTGATGAACTTACTAAGTTTGTAACTAAAGAAGCACATTCTTTAAGAGTTCTTAGAAATAAATTAACTGGTTTTGCTTGGCATGTAGATCACATTGTTCCCTTAAAAGGCAAAAATGTTTGTGGACTACATCTGTGGACTAATTTAGCAGTGATACCAAAGGTAGAAAATCTGCGCAAGGGGAATAATCATTCCATTCATGACTAAAGGAAAGCGTGATTACAAAAAAGAAAGACAGTGGGAAAAAGAGAATGGTGATCGTCGAGGTAAAGAACGAGCAATGCGAAACAAGGCACGGCGTGAAGCTGGCCTTAAAGTAGGTGATCCTCGTGAAGCGGATCATAAGAAACCACTAAATGAAGGTGGATCTAATGCCAAAAAGAATATTCGTGTTGTTTCTCGAAAAACAAATGCACGAAAAGAAGTAGCACGTAAACGTAAAACTCCCGGAAATAACTAACGATGGCAAAACTTACACTTAATAATATTACTTCTGGTTATGCTAGTACTACAGCTCTTAATGATAATTTTGATCTGATTGAAACGGCACTTGAAAATACCCTAAGTCGAGATGGCACGTCTCCAAATCAGATGAATGCTGATTTAGACATGAATGGTTATCGAATTTTAAATGAATTAGCTACCTCTGGGGATGGGTTTATCTGGAAGGGACAATGGCTAACATCAACTGCATATGCTATTAATAATCTAGTAATTGAGGCTGGAACCACTTATATTTGTAAAGTAGCCCATACCTCTGGGACTTTCAGTACAGATTTGACAGCAGTTAAATGGGAAATCCTGGCTTCTAAAGGAAGTACTGGAGCAGGTACAGGAGATCTACTTGCTGCTAATAACTTGTCTGAACTTACAGCGACAGCAGCAACTGTAAGAAGTAATATAACAGCAGCTAAGAGTGGTGCTAATAGTGATATTACTTCTTTGGCTGGCTTCTCCTCTACCGGCGACATCACCATGTCCGGCGCGTCAATCTTCGACGCCAACGCCTCAGTAGCCGCTCACGCCACGACGATGGACCCGTGGAGTGCCGGTAACTACGTCACGCTAACAGGATCAGCCGTAACGTTCACTGGCATGGCTGCCGCCCCTCAAGCCGGGGCAGAAGTCGAACTTTACATGAACGCGGCGCACGTCTTTACCGATGGCGCGGTGTTTGAAGTGGATGGTAATGCAAACTTCACGGCGACGGCTGGTGATAGGGTTTTGATCCGGGCGAAATCTACTACCGTGTTTACGGTACGCCCGAGGAAGGCAGATGGCACGTCGGTTGTTGCTGTAGATACTGGCGCAATTACTCTTGGCACCACGCAAGCCTCTACGTCCGGCACGGCAATTAACTTTACAGGTATCCCAAGCGGAACAAAATCAATCAACATCATGTTCGATGGTGTTTCTACTTCAGGCACGTCTGTTGTTATGGTGCAAATTGGAATATCTACCGGAATTGAAAACACTGGATACACTGGCTCATCTTCGACGCTTGGAGTATCCACTACCAATTGGAGTAGCGGCGCGATTCTTTCCAGCACAAGCGCCGCAACCGTTTCTCTCCGTGGGTTTTGCACTCTTGTTTTGCTAGATTCATCCACAAATACATGGGCGTTTTCGGGAAATATAGGTCGAAGCGATGACGTATATATGATGCTTTCCGGTGGCACAAAATCATTAGCCGGTGTACTTGATAGAGTGCGCATTACCACTGCGAGTGGCACCGATACTTTTGACGCAGGCAATATCAATATTTCCTATCAATGAAAACCCACGAATACAACCACGGTAACAACTGGATAGACAAGCTGCTGAACAGCTATCCATTCCTGCTCGATTCCGAAAGCATCGTTCCGCTGTTGCGCTTCGGCCTGTGCCGTACAGATGGCCTTTGGCATTTCTGGTTTGCGCGCAATGCGGGTGAAAGCCTGTTCTACAACGGCGCATTTTTCATGCGCTTCATGTTCCCTTTCTGGATTGGCATACACATTCGCTTTACCAGTACGCGCTTTTTGCAGTGCGGTATCGGCTGGAAACTCAACGGGCGACTAGGTGCATTGTTCAGGATTCAGTCAGATGAGAGCGCAACGGCGGGGGCGCACGATAACGCGCCGAATCACGGTCATACAAACGGCTGGGAATGTGGGAATAAATGAGTAAAGATAAGTATCAAGCAATTCGAGAAGCAGCAGAAAACGATTTAGAAGTTTTCATTAAACTTGTAGCTCCTCATATTTTGCTTGGTTCTATTCATGCAGAACTCATTCGTTGGTGGACACGACAAGAAGCAAAGCCAAATCAACTAGTTCTTCTTCCTCGTGGTCACATGAAGAGTAAACTTGTAGCTTATCGTGCTGCTTGGTGGATTACAAAATATCCAGAGACTACAATTGTATATCTTTCTGCTACCGCAGATCTAGCAGAAAAACAACTCTATCAAATTAAACAGATCCTCGAATCTCCAATCTATCGGCGATATTGGCCGGATATGATTCATGAGGATGAAGGTAAACGAGAGAAGTGGGCAGTTGCTGAGATTGCAGTAGATCATCCACAGCGTAAACTTGAAGGTGTCCGTGATCCGACTGTAAAAGCTGTAGGTGTTACTTCCAACTTTACTGGTTTCCACGGAGATGTCGTTATTCTCGATGATATGGTAGTACCAAAGAATGCTTATACGGAAGAGGGGCGGGAGAAAGTAGCTGCCGCCTACTCTCAATTAGCTTCAATCGAGAATCCCGGAGCACAGGAATGGGCTGTAGGTACTAGATACCATCCTAAAGATATTTATGATGTCATGATCAATATGAAAGCTGAAGTCTTTGGAGATGATGGTGAATTACTTGAAGAACAAGAAATATATGAAGTTTTCCAAAGACAAGTAGAAGATGGAGGAGAATTCCTCTGGCCTCAACAAACTCGTGATGATGGAAAGAAATTCGGATTTGACCAGAATGTACTTGCTCAAATTAAAGGAAAATACGTAGATACTACACAGTTCTACGCACAATACTATAATAATCCAAATGCTGCTGAAAATGCTCGCATTGATTCATCAAAGTTTCAATACTATGAACGATCACTTCTAAATAACAAAGAAGGAGATTGGTACATTAAAGATCGGCGTCTTAATGTTTATTCCGCAATTGACTTTGCATTCTCTCTTCGTAAAAAAGCAGACTCAACTGCTATTGTAACTGTTGGAGTAGATCACCTTGGGAATTATTATATCCTTGAAATTGATCGGTTTAAAACAAATAAAATTGTAGATTACTACAATCATATCGTTACTGCACAACAAAAATGGGGTTTTCGTAAACTTCGTGCAGAAGTTACAGTAGGACAACGTGCCATTGTAGAAGAACTTAAAAATAGTTATATTAAACCAAATGGTCTTGCTCTCTCGATTGATGAGCATAATCCAACAAGACATGAGGGCGACAAAGAAGAGCGAATTGCTGCAATTCTTGAACCTAAATATGACAATTTACAAGTTTGGCATTATCGTGGAGGAAATTGCCAATCTTTGGAAGAAGAACTTGTGATGGCTCATCCACCCCACGATGATATTAAAGATGCACTCGCAAATGCGATTGCTATTGCACTCATTCCAAAACAACGAGCACAAATTTTAGACATCAGTAGTAGAATTCAAACACATTCCCGCTTTGGCGGCGTTCGTTTTTAAAGGTAAAATATGGCTGGCAAGGTTGCATGCCTCTATTGTGAAAAAGATTATAACAAGATAAGAGACTGGCAAAAGTTTTGTACTACTTCTTGTTCAGATAAACATAGATACAAATACTCTAAAGGAAGAAAAGATAGTATTATAGAACAGCAGAAGAAGAATAAAGAGAAGATTAAAAATCAAGTTAGAGATAATCCAAATAGAAAACAGACATATTGGAAAACAAAATTAAAAATAAATTTTGGAATAACTCCTGAAATATATATAGAAATGTATGAGTCTCAGGAAGGATTATGTAAAATCTGTAAAAATAAAATAGAATTTATTCATAGAAATACACATGTAGATCATTGTCACTCTACTGGTAAAGTTAGAGGATTACTTTGTCATCATTGTAATCTTGGATTGGGGCATTTTAAGGACAGTATAAAAGCTCTTTCAAGTGCTATTAATTATTTAGGAGAGCCCTAATGGCGGGACGTGTTGCACACATTGAAGATGTAATTAAACCAGAAGGTCTTGCACGTAATCTTTCTGCTCTATATAACAAGTGGTGGTTACAAAGACAAGCAAAAGAAAGTGAATGGCGAGAACTTCGCAACTACTTGTTCGCTACAGATACTCGTAAAACTTCCAACTCCCAACTTCCTTGGAAGAACAGTACTACTTTACCAAAGCTAACCCAGATTCGGGATAATCTACATGCCAACTACATGGATGCCCTTTTTCCGAATGATGATTGGCTTCGTTGGGAAGGTTATAGTCAACAAGATGTAGTAAAAAGTAAGCGTCGTGCTATTGAATCTTACATGAAAACTAAATGTCGAGATTCAGGATTTCGTGAGACTATTGCTCAATGTCTCTATGACTACATTGATACGGGTAATCCGTTTGCTGAAGCTATCTGGGTACATGAAAAGCACATTGATCCATCAACAGGCGAAGAAGTAACTACATACATTGGTCCAAAAGCCCTTCGCATTTCTCCATATGATCATGTGTTTAATCCAACAGCAGCTTCATACAAAGATTCTCCTAAATTTACACGTTATGTAAAAACGTTAGGAGAATTGAAGAAGGAAATGAAACAGCGTCCAGATCTTATGTTTGACGATACAGCTTTCTTAAAAGCTATAGATGCTCGTAAAACAATGTCTGGTTTTAAAGTAGAAGATTTCAATAAAGCTGAAGGCTATACGATTGATGGTTTTGGATCACTTCAAGAATACTATCAATCAGATTTAATTGAACTCCTCGAATTTGAGGGTGATTTCTACGATAATCATACGGATACATTATATGAGAATCGTATTATTACTATTATTGATCGTGCCTATATAATTCGAAATGTACCTAATCCTAGTTGGTTTGGTACAGACAATAAAGTACACTGTGGTTGGAGAGAGCGTCCTGACAATCTATATGCTATGGGACCACTGGATAATCTAGTAGGTCTACAGTATCGTGTAGATCATATGGAAAACCTGAAAGCAGATGCTCTGGATCAAACCATTCTACCCCCAAAAGCAATTATTGGCGATGTAGAACCATTTGAGTGGGGACCAGATGCAGAAATCCATCTCCCTGAAGATGGGGATATTAAGATCCTTGCCCCGAATCCTGCAGCATTCCAAGTGAACAATGAGATTGCCGTTCTTCTTCAATTGATGGAAGAGATGGCAGGCGCTCCCAAAGAAGCTATGGGAATTCGTACTCCCGGTGAAAAAACTGCATTTGAAGTACAACAATTACAAAATGCCGCCGGGCGTTTATTCCAGCATAAAGTCAATAAGTTTGAGATTGAGTTCCTAGAACCTCTTTTAAATAAGATGTTAGAGTTATCCAAACGTAATCTTAGTGCTGTTGATATTGCACGAACTCTGGATGATGATTTAGGAGCAATGGAATTTATTAACATTACAAAAGAAGATTTAACGGCTTCTGGCAAATTGCGTCCTATTGGTTCTCGACACTATGCTGCTCGTGCTCAACTTGTGCAGAATCTTGCTGCCCTCTTTAATAGTCCTGTAGCTGCTAAGATAGATCCTCATGTATCCGCCAAACAACTTGCACTTCTTGTTGAAGATTATATGGGTTTTGATCGATATGGATTTATCAAAGAAAATATTGCAGTATTTGAGCAAGCTGAAACTGCTAAATTAGCCAATCAGGTTTCTCAACAAGCTGAAATTGAACAGGCCACTCCTGTTGAAGAGGCGTTACTATAGTATTACCTAATCAAGGACTTATTATGGTATAATAAACTATGAATTTTTCTGAAGTAAAAACGAAGGAAGATGTATTTGATCTTCTAAATAAATATCTCGTAGACCAAATAAAACTTGCTCGTCGAGAGATGGAATCCAAAGATAGTTTTGAGAAAGCTGCTTGGGCAGAATTTCAAGCATATCAACTCGGATCTATCAAAGCTTTAAAAAAGCTGTATAATTTAATACCTGACCAAGGGAAAAAATGAGCGAACCAACTATTTTTGACACTCCTCCACAAGAGGTTGTCGATGTAACTCCACCAGCACCAGTAATTCCTACCGAAGTTGCTGATCTTGTTGGGGAGGGTAAGAAGTATCGATCAGTAGAAGATGCACTAAAATCTGTACCTCATGCACAAAAGCATATCCAAACTCTTGAAGAAGAGAATGCTCGCATCAAGGCAGAATTAGAGAAACGTCGAACTGCTGAAGAACTTCTAGATGAAGTAAAGTCTGGAATTCAAAGTGGAGTTACCCCTTCACGAGTAGAATTTAACCAAGACGATGTAGTAAAAACTGTAGCGCAGATTCTAGAGCAAAAAGAAGCTGAAAAACAAGCAGTAGCTAATGTAGATACTGTTATTGGAGCATTCACGGCACAGTTCGGAGAAAAGGCACAAGAAGTTTTCCGTACAGTTGCTACAGAAGCAGGAATGTCTCTTCAAGCTCTGAATCAACTTTCCGCTACATCACCCTCAGCAGTTCTGAAACTTGCAGGACTAAATGGTAAACGTGAGGCTTCTCCAGCTAAGACTGGTAGCTCCGTAAATACCCAAGCATTGGCACAAACTCAACCACCCGGTGAATTGAGTGCTCGTGTAACAGGTCGTTCTACCAAAGATCTAGTTAATGCGTGGAAGATTGCAGGTGAAAAAGTAAAAAGACAATCTAATGGTTAAATAAAGGAAATTAAATGACTATTCAATCAAAAGCTAATACTACTGCATTTGAACATGCACAACAGTATAGCCAGTTTATTCTGGATAATCTTCACGACTATCTTCTTCCTGAAGGTATGTGGCGTGATGTTACCGATTTTCAGACTGGTTCTACTCTAAACATTAAAACAGTAGGTACGGTAACTCTACAAGAAGCTGCTGAGGACACTCCTCTAAACTTCACTCCAATTGATACCAACACCATCACCATGACTATTTCTGAATATATTGGCGATGCTTGGGGCGTATCTGATGATGTAAAAGAAGACTACAGCCAAATTGACACTTTGATGTCAATGCGTGCTATGGAGTCTACCAAAGCTCTCGCAGAACATCATGAGACTAAATTCTTAGCTGCGGCTAATTCCGGTCAAACCTCTGCAAACGTAAATCTAGTCAATAGCCGTCCACATCGTTGGGTTGCTGGCGGCGCTGGTGGTACTAACCGTATCATGACTCTTAGCGATTTTATTGCTATGAAGCTTTCTTTTGATAAGGCTAACGTACCTGCAGAAGGACGTATTGCTATTGTTGATCCTATTGTTGAGGCTACTTTAAACAGTCTTACCAACTTGGTAAACGTAAGTAATAACCCAATGTTTGATGGCATTGTAAATACTGGTTTCGAACGCAGTCACAAATTTATCAAGAACATTTTTGGTTGGGACATTTATACTTGTAATCGTCTGCCAACTAAATCTGCTACTGAGGCACTAGATGCTTCAGCCTATGGTCTTGCTAATGATACGGCTGAGATTGGTGACGTTGCTAATATCTTTATGTGTATTTCTGACGATAGCGTGAAACCTGTAATGCATGCATGGCGTCGTATGCCACAGACTGAAGGTTGGCGTGATCCAGACAATCGTGGTGATAAATATCAAGTGACTTCCAAATTTGGTTTTGGTGTCCAGCGTCTTGACGCTCTTGGTGTTGTATTCACTGACGACGCCACTTATTAATATAAAGGAGAAATAATATGGGTTACGAAACTGACAGCAAACGAGGCGTTTACAACCAATATGGTCCTCGTCCTACCCTAGAGAAATTTGGTGGTCGGATTGATGATGATGTTGTTAAGTATGCCGTCTGGGCCTTTAGTTACGATGATCTTCCTGCCGCTGGTACAGATAAACTAATTCTGTCCATTCCACAGGGATCAGTTCCACTAGAAGCATATTTCCAAACTATTACTGCCTTTGCAGGTGGCACTAGCTACGACATTGATCTAGTAGACAATACAGGCGCTGCAATTGGTTCCGGCGAAGATAAACTGTGGGATGCTTTGGTAACTGCAGATATTAATGCTGAGGATGAAGTAGGACTATCTTCTACTCACGGAGGTACTAATTCTGGCAATGCCTTAAATGTTGCACTGGCTTCTGCTGGCCAACTGCAGGTTGTAGCCACGGGTACATTCACTGCAGGTAAGGGTCGAATCATTGTTAAGTATCTAACTGTTTCCCCAGAAGTAGCTTAATACTAATAACTTGATGTAATCTTAGGGGAGTTGTCCAACGACACTCCCCTTTTTTCTAGGAGAATTTATGTCCAATACTATCAATGAAAAATCTGTTGATTTTCAGAAGATGGAAGTAGTATGTGAATCTATTGTCATTAGTCCCGGTAGTACTGTAACACAGGCAACTAATCGTTCCACTGGTGTAACAATTAATGCACCTTCTGGTCAAATTACTACTGATTCCACTTCACTGGCTGCTGCGGCAGAGGCTACATTTGTGGTAACTAATAGTTATGTTACTGCTAAGAGTGTACCTATTGTTGCTCTAGCTTCCGGCGCTGCAGCTACGACTCAAGTATTTGTAAGTGCTGTTGCTGCAGGTTCTTTTAGCATTACTGTAGCCAACCTACATGCTGCTACTGCGGAGACTGGTGCTCTTGTGATTAACTTCGCAGTACTAGAAAGCGCCTAAAGATGACAGTACAACACTCTGCGATTACGGAAGCACAAGGCATTCACGAACCAAAGGGTGTCTCGACTGCTTCTTCTGGTCAAGTGTATATTGCTGATGGGGCAGGTAGTGGCGATTGGCGTTACCTGCCTCACAGTCATTGCTATTATGATGCTATAGGTACTGGTACTACATATACAGCCCCAACGGCATACACGTTGATTAATCCAACAACTGCTGCAGATTCAGCTCCGCACGCATTTACACATAATAGTGCAGGCCGTCTAACCTATACAGGAACAGATACAATTGATGTTACTGTAGAAGTTTCATCAACATTTAAACATTCCAGTGCAACACTTGTAGATATTTTCTTTAAACTTTACAAAAATGGTACGGGTGTTACTGGTACTGAAGCAGCTATGGCGGCTCTTTCCGGTAATTACACGCATACAACACTTCGTGGACATTTTAGCATGGCTACAAATGATTATGTCGAAGTATATTGTAAGACTGCTTCTGGTAATGTTGTTATTCATGCCATTAGTCTTTCTGCACTAGGACATCCATAATGCCTAGCATGACTCTTCTTGAGATAACTCAAGATATTCTATCCGATATGAACAGTGATTCGGTAAATTCCATCAATGACACTGTTGAGGCGCTGCAAGTAGCGCAAATTATTAAATCTACTTATTTTAGTATCATTGATGGCCGTGATTGGCCTCATCTATTTCAATTCTTTAAATTAACAGCCTCTGGCACAGCTTCTAGACCAACGCATATGAGTCTACCAGATAATGTATTGAAAGTAAATTGGATTAAATATAATATTAGAACTTCTACTGATACTAAAGATAAATATACTAAAATCATTTACAAAACTCCAGAAGAATTTATGGAGATTTGTGATTCTCGGGATTCTTCTGCCTCTCGTGTTACACAAGTAACTGATCCTACAGGTGTCTATATTAACATCTATAATGATACAGCACCTATTTATTATACGTCATTTGATAATGAAAACATTGTGATGGATGCTTATGATAGTGGCGTGGATAGCACTCTTACGCAAGTTAAATCTCAGTGTTATGGTAAAGTCTATCCAACTTGGACAATGACTGATGAATTTGTCGCGGACTTACCAGAAGAGGCTTTTAGCTATTTTCTAAATGAAGCTAAGTCTGCTTGCTTCCTCCGAATCAAAGAAGCTCCTGATGCTAAGAGCGAGCAATATTCTGTCTCACAACGGCGTCGTATGAGTCAAGATGCTTGGCGGGTAAAACGCGGTATTACCTACCCTAACTATGGACGAAAGTAATAAATATTCAACTTTAACTGATGTAAAGGATGCACTTTGCTACAAATGCAAATACTGGGAATGGGGGATCATACCAACAAACACCAGTTGGCTTTGGCAAGATACTTGTACAAAAGAGTTAAAAGTACTAGTTACAAAATGTGAAGGATTTGAAAATGCCCATCAATCAGAAAAAAATGAAGGCTCTTAAAAAAGAATATGGTACTAAGAAGGGTGAAAATATTTATTATGCCCTTGAACAGAAAGCAAAGAAAAAAGGAAAGAAGAAATGAAGAAGTGGATTACTCCAGGCGGTAAGGAAATTGAACTTGTTCCAGCAGATAATTCTCCTCTCTTAAAAATCCGATTTGTTGGTGGCGGTGAATTGCCAGAAGAACTCTCTGGACTCTATACAGAAGAAGTTAAAGCAGAGAACGATATTCTTTCTTATCTAGATAAAGCAAAATCTAAAATTAAAAAGGCAGCTTAATGCCAAAAGTAACTGCTGAAAAGCAGTATAATACTTTTATTGCTGGTCTTGTTACTGAAGCTAATCCGCTTACTTATCCAGAAAATGCATCTCTGGACGAAGACAACTTTGTCCTTGAGCGAAACGGCAAACGTGCTCGTCGTCTTGGTGTAGACTACGAAAGTGGCTATGGTCTACAAGGAACAGGTCTTGCAGAAGTAACAATTCAACAGGGACGCCAATCTTTCCATCGTTGGGATAGTCCCGGTGGAAATATTGATATTTCTATTGGTGTTATTCGTGTCCAAGAACGTCTGTGGTTCATCAATCTTTTTGATGATTCCCCTTCAAATGCATTCTTAAACAGTGGAAACTACATTACCATTACTGGATTAGGTTCTGCTAATCTAGAGGCTACCGGAATTAATGGTAGTCTATTACTTGCTTCTTCAGATCTCTCTAAACCCATTCTACTTGACTATGATTCTGGTACAGATACGGTTTCACAGGCTGAAATCTCACTAGAAGTTCGAGATTTATGGGGAGTTGATGATGGACTAACTCTTACAGAACGTCCTACTACACTATCTACAACTCATAGATATAATTTAAGAAATCAAGGATGGTCTGAGCGAGTACAGAGTACTTGTGGTACTGATGCAATTGATTGTACATACTCATCTCAATCTTTTTATCCATCTAATGCTGATATTTGGACTCTTGGAAAAATAGGAGATAGCAACTCCGCAAATTTTGAGAAGTATGATCCTGCCACAATGAAACGTAATAGTTTCGATAATGCCCCCGCACCAAAAGGTGCTTATATTATCGATGCTTTCAATCGTGGTAGTTCTCGTGAAAGTAAAGCCAGTGTTTCTGGTCTACCCACTGATATTGAATCTGGTCGCATTACTTCTGTGACTGCCTACGCCTCTCGTGTTTTTTATTCTGGTGTAACTTCTTCTGTTTCAGGAGGCGATGCAGCTTCTCCGAACTTTTCTGGATATGTATTCTTTTCTCCTGTCGTAACATCTAATGATGTTCTTGGTAAATGCTATCAAGAAGCAGATCCAACAAGTCCTGATATTAGTGATATTGTAGACACGGATGGTGGAACAATTCAGATACCAGAAGCAACTCGAATTGTTAAGCTTGTCTCAGCAAAGTCAAGTCTTCTTGTTTTTGCCGAGAATGGTGTTTGGGAAGTATTTGGAGATACTGGTGGATTTATTGCCACATCTTTCCAACTATCCAAAGTATCTTCGGTAGGTATTTCGAATTCTCGCTCAGTTGTAGAAGCAAATGGAGTTGTGTTTTACTGGAGTAAAGCAGGTATCTATATGCTTACCCAAGACCAAGCTTCTGCTCGTTATAGTGCAGAGAATATTTCTCTGATCACTATTCAGACACTTTACAATGACCTTGCTGAAGTCACAAAGAACAATTCTCGTGGATTCTATGATGAACGTGAAAATCGTATTCGCTGGTTATATAATGATACCAATACATACAGTGAAAGTAATTATCTAAATAGATATAATCGTGAACTTGTTCTAGACCTAACTCTTCGAGCATTTTACACAAATACAATTGAAGATTTAACTTCAAATTCTCCATGGGTATGTGATTACGTAGATATTCCGGGATATTCTGTCTCAACAATTACAGAAGATATTTATGTTGGTAGCGATCAAGTTCTAGTTTCTACTGATAATGTAGCAATTACAACTAACTCACTTGCTGCTCGTAGTAGTCAATTTTCATTTCTGACATTTAAAACTACAAGTTTCACACTGTCTAAATATAGTAATAGTGCTTTTAAAGATTGGATTACTGCAGATGGACAAGGAGTAGACTTTTCTAGCTATCTTGTCACGGGATACGAATTATTTGGTGATGTTATGAGAACCAAACAAATCCCATATATCTTCTTTTATTTTGAACGAACTGAAGATGGTTACAGTTTATCGGGGAGCAACTTGATTCTGGATAATCAATCCTCCTGTCTTGTACAAGCACAGTGGAATTGGACAAATAGTGCTACTTCAGGTAAGTGGGGAACACAATTCCAAGCTTACCGATTCCTTCGGAATTACATTCCAACAGGAGAAGCAGATACTTTCGACTATAGTGAAACTGTTATTGTAACTAAGAATCGCCTTCGCGGTTCTGGTAAATGCTTAAGCCTTAAAATACAAAGTGAGGCTGGTAAAGATATGAAACTCCTTGGTTGGTCTGTTGTAGTCTCAGGGGATGGAAAACCATAATGATTTCCTTTGAAACTACAACCGGATTAACATTTCATCCAGCACGTATTAGTATTCTTGAAGATGGAATTGAGATTGGGTTTTATCTACTCGTCCCACATTCTCAGGAATTGTGGGAAGTACATACACACTTTTATCCTCAAGGCTATGGCAAAGCATTTGATATTGGCCAACAGGCAATTGATTGGTTTTATTCTGTAAATCCAAATATCAAAACATTAATAACAAAAGTACCAGAATATAATAAATTAGCTAAGATGCTTACACTTAAAAGTGGATTTAAGAAATGTGGAGATATTCCTTTTAGTTATCTCCATAATGGTAAAATGATAAATCAAGAACTATATTACTTTGTAAAGGAAAATTAATATGCCAGCCGCCGCTGTAGTTGCTATTGTTGCCGCTGTGGCACAGACTTACTCTTCGATGCAGCAAGCAAAAGCTGCAAAGAAGGGTGCTCAAGCACAGAGAGATGCTGCAGAACAACAAGCACAAGCACAAAAAGAATCCATTGCGGCACAAGGACGCATTCAACAAATTGAAGCTCAGCGTGCTCGGATTGCACAGGTACGAGAGGCACGGATTCGACGAGCTTCTATTATCGCTTCTGCAGGTAATGTAGGACTTGGTGCTGGTACGTCCGGGGTTGGTGGTTCTGTTGGTTCTATCCAGAGTCAAGCAGCTTCTAATATTGGTACTATTAGCCAGAAGCAAACTTTTGCTGATATGGCCTCGGCTGCAAATCAACGGGCTGCCGATGCCGCTTCCGCTTTCGTTGCTGCTGGTGCTACTGCCCAAGCTAAAATGGCACAATGGCAAGCAATTGGAAGTATTGCTAAATCTGTTGGTTCGGTTGCTGGAGGTTTTAGTGGTGGTGGAGGAGCGGCTGCTTCTGCAGGATCATAAATGCCAACAATACCAAATATAACTTATAAAGTACCGAAGTACTTTAACACACAGCCTATTGATTTTTCTGTACCTCCTCCAGATACAGGAAAACCTCCTCTATCTTCTCAGCAAGCTTCTGAGAAAGCTTTTTATGTTGCCGGTACTTACTCAGAAAATCCAGTTGAAGATTATCAAGCTATTAAAACGGATCTTGAAACTACAGGTTCCTCCGAGTTTGTGCAAATTGCTGAAGATCGTCTTAAGCAAGAACATGATGCAGAGATTGTCTCCACAGTTACTTCTATTATCCAAGATCCTGAGATTAGTAAAGTAACGCGCCAAGCGGTTCTACAGCAATATGCTTCTGGTGGATTTGTTCCACAATCGATTAAAGATCGCTATCTTCAAAAAATGGCAGCTAGTCCTACGGGACAAACGATTGACGATCAACATGCACAGGATCTTGTAATTGATTCCTTTACAAAACGTAAACAAGAATTAGATCGTGCAGCTCTAGTTAAAAAAGCGGAAGAAGGTAAAAAGAGTTTTCTTGATTATGTACAAGGAGTTGGTTCTATTGGAGCTAATATCCTTATGTCTATTCCGGCTGGATTAGCTGCAGCATTTACAGTCGTTAAAGAACAAGATGCAGACAAAGCAGTTCAAATTCTTGAAAAAGTACAATCTTATGCCTATTCTCCTGAAAGTAAAGGCGCTCAAGAAGTACAGAAATCTGTTGCAGAAGCATTATCTGTCTTAAGTATTCCTGCTCAATGGGTAGGAGATAAGTTATTTGAATTTACTGGTAGTCCTACAGCCGGTGCATTTGGTCAAACTGTTCTTGATCCCGTAGCATTAATTCCCGTAGGGAAATTAACCTCTGTTCTTAAAAAAGGAATTAAAGGTAAACCTCATATTCCTGAGACAAGTCCGGCGGTAACGACTCAAGTAGCTAATCCAACAAAAGCTGCAGAATTAGGTGCGGCCGCCCTTCAAGATGATACTGGTAGAGTGGCTGAAGCTCTTGGTACAGACCAAGGTACTATTATTTCTGATTGGGTATTACCAAAATTACCGGAAGAAATCCAAAAAGAATATATTGATCTTTCAGCACAGATTAAAGCTCTTGATGAAACACAAAGAGCTACTTTTGAAATTCAACGATATGATGCCAATATCGTAAATGCAACTCGTCGAGAAGAAGATCTATCTAGAATTAATCAAATCTTACGAGAAGCCCGAACTCCTTACTATCAACAAGCAGCAAGTCATTACGAGATTCTAGATAACTCGACTCAAGGTACAATGACTTTTGGACGTAATGGTACATCTGGATATGTACGAGAGATTGATGCCCAAAATGCACTGGAACGCCTTAAAGAATCCATTGATGGTCAATTTGATGAAGGTAATCGGGGTTCTCTTGCCTTAATTAAAAAAGATACGGGTTATCATATCGAATGGAAATTTAAACAAGATTATGATGATATCTCTAATCTAATCTTTGGTAAAGACAGTATCCAGACTTCAATTTTAGGTGTGAATGTATCAGGACTTGCTCGTTCACGTCTTGGTAATTATATCTTTGCACAGGGACGTTTTCCTGATTGGGTGGAGAAAGGTGCAAGTCGGGGTATTGAACGTGCAGCTATTATTGAAAAACATCTCCTTGATACAATTCAAGGAAATGTAAAGACACGTAAAATTGGACGTGAGTTAGATCACCTGATTAATGATGCCGAAGAACTAGGAAAAGAATTCTACAAAAGATCTGAACTAGAATCAATGTTCCCTCATCTTAGTCAGAAACAAGTAGATTCTCTTTTTGAATCCCATCTCTACTGGCGCAGACTTCAGCACTATAAGTATAATTGGCTGAATCGTGAGACTAAACATAAAATGGCCTCACAAGGAATGAAGGGTATTTATGATGATATGGGTAACTATATTGGTGCTGGAACTACTCATTTCCCTAATGCCGAACTAGATACTATTAAAGAAGTCTGGGACTTTGAGAAGAAGCAAAGTGTAGCTTTTTCTAAAGATGCTATTGAAAAAGAAGGTAAAGTTCTAGTAAAACTAAATGATAAAGTTGAACTTGGTGACGACACTGTACTGCAATTTGCAGTTGTTGGAGGTAAACATAAACTTGATGTTTTACCAAATCAAGTACTTCCTGAGATTCCCGGTTACTCTGCTCGGCGGGTAAAAGAGAATTTCTTCGTACAAGCAACCCCAAAAAAATTACGTATTGATGGTGTTGATGTTACTGATACCGCAAAATTAGCAAATTTCTCTAAAGTGAAAGCAGCTACTCGAAATGAGTATGAAGCTTTAAAAGTAAAAGAACAGCTTGAAGCAGATTATCCAGAATACAATATTGAAGTACGTCCTGAACGTATGGATAACTATGGTCGTGTAGTTTCTGATTACCAAGTTCATGCTGAATTGTTACGCTCTTCTATGCGTCGAGGAGAACGTCTGCCTTCTGCTGAAGGACTTGCTCGTATTGAAGATAGACTTGTAACTGAAATTTCCAGTATCCAACAACTTTCTCGTATGGGAGCATTCCGTCAATGGGACAATGCTTTTCAGAATTCCTATATCAAAGGATTTGACCAATTTCTACCGGGCGGTAAGTTTCCAGAATATGCTGGAGATATTCGTGCTCTTCCTAATATGGATAGAGCAACGGCGGCTGAATTTCAGTCAGCTCATAGACTGTTTGAATACTACTCCAAAATTAAATCCTATGAAACTTTTGGGGATTACGTTTGGAAGCAAGGTCTAACTGCAATAGCTGATGTTATCGATCGATGGAAAGTTCCTGCAGATGTCATGCGACAATTAAGTCGTACTGCAAATCCTCTCGTTAAATATCCAAAGATTGCAGCATCCATGATGTATATTCATCTAAATCCGCTTCGACAATGGTTACTACAACCAATGCAGATGGTTGAAATGTATGCTATTAATCCAGTAACCTTCTCACAGAATATGACTCAACTTATTCCTGTGCGAATGGCCTTACTCTCTTCTGCGTCTGTACTAGGCAAACACAAAGCTTTGTACGATGACATTCTTTCTCGTATGCCTTTGCAGATGAGTAAGAAAGAATTTAATGATGTTGTGGGAGCTATTAAAGAGTCTGGATTACTACAATCTGTAGATTTAAACGTGCTTGTACATGGTATGTTTAAAAATATGGATCGTAATCTTGTTGAAAATATTCCAGAACGATTTGCAAAAGACTTTGCTGATACTCTGAAAGCTCCTGTTCGTATTTCACGCACGGCTGGTTTTGACTTTGCTGAGATTACAAATCGTATTGGTCTTTGGTTACAAACTAAATCTATCTGGGAAGTACGAAATCCTGGTAAAGACTGGCGTACTCGTGAAGCAAAAGAAGCAATCTCTGCAGACGCAAATCGTCTGGCGGGTAATATGAATAAAGCGGGTAATCTTCCATACCAACAGGGAGCCCTCTCAGTCTTCATGCAGTTTGCAGCTATCAACCAAAAGTTGATGATGAACTTAATCCAAGACAATGCTACCATTCTTTCTCCTGCACAACGCGCCCGATTAGCTGTAACTCGTGCTGGTTTATATGGAGCTAAGTATGGTCTTCCCGGAGGAGCTGCCCTCTACTATTTCTTAGATCAATCTGATGATCCGTTGATCCAAGAAAATAAAGAAGTGCTTCGTCGTGGTCTTATTGATCGAGTTGCGAACGATTTAGTCGGAGCAATGCTTGATCCAGATAAACCTACCCAACTTGAGGTAGGTAAGAGTCTCTCTCCATATAGTGAAAATGTTCTTCCATACATAGATTTTATTCGAGAACTCTTTAAACTATCCGATGGTAGTGCCAATACCAATCCTAGATTCCCATCAATGGGGGCAGTTTCTTCTATCTATGAGACTGCCGATCAGATTAAGAGTTGGTTTACAACTCGTGAGATAAATGACCAGTCTTTTGCTTCGGCTGTTTTAGATGCCACTGAACTAGCTTCTGGTATGAATAACTATGCTAAGATGCAATTAGCTCTTGGTATGGGTGATCTTGTTACAAAAAATGGTAACAAGTACGGCATGGAAATGACTCGTCTAGAAGCGATTGGTAAACTCTTTGGTGTACAAACCACTGAAGAAGTAGATCTATGGAAAATGAAAGAACTTCTCTCAGACCACCAAGCAGAGAAGAAAGCAATGGCACAGGATATTCATCGATATCTCATGTATCAACGGAAGCATATTGGTGAACCCGATTTTGAAATTTATGTTCGACGTTTAAACAGTTTCATGTCTCTTCTGAGTGAGAAACATTTCTCTCCTCAAGATAAAGATGAACTATTTGCTGAGATTGTAAAACTGGATCAACAAAGTCAAACAACTCTAAAAGAATCTCTATTTGCAGATATTTGGAAATATCATGCAGATAACCAAGCAGAGGCAATAACAAAAGTTATGAATATTCTTCGTACTAGCGATAAGCCACGTACTCGTGAATTTGTGGAAAGTTTAGAGAAAGGTAAATTATAATGCCGGAATTTGGTGTAAAAGCAACAAATATTGCTCCTGCTGATGTAAAACCTTTTATTGCTCCGGGAGTGGAGACACGACAACCTACCATCAATGCTGGCGTAGCACAGGCACAGATGTGGTCTGAATTGGGAAGTCAGGCTGTTGAAGCATATAAAGGATATCAATTAGCTGATCTTGAGAAAGAGCAACAAAAGAATATTGATGCTTATACAGAACATAAAGCTGCCGCTGTTGATGTTGCTGGAACTTCGCAGGCACTAGAACTAGCATGGGGAAAGGGAGATGCTCAACCTACTTCAGATTTAGAAGGAATTTCTGCCGTTGAGAAAAGCCATGCAGCCGCTTTAGATAGACTAAAACGTGCAACAGAACAGGGTGTAATGTCTCCTGAAGAGTTGAATGCTCGTATCCTTAAAACTACTCGTGAAGCAGTTGCTAAAAATCCCGGACTATATCCAGAGTTACTTGCTCGTTCTCAACGTGTTCTTGAATTATCTGGTATTCAACAAGTTGTTAAATTAGATCAGGCAATTGCTGAATCCAAACAGAAACAACAACAGAAGATGTTGGATAATATTGTCCAACTTGCCAAAGAAAAGAATATTCCTGTTCAGTATAATCCTGATGGTTCTATTTCAAATATAGGTCAAGTCAAACAACAGATTGACATTGTGCAACAACAGGATTTCGCAGCAGAACAAGTTAAACGTGCAACTACCGCTGTAACAGAGCAACAGAAACTCCAAGGTATTCAATTTGCAAAAGAGTTCGGTATTGCTGGAGCTAATGGTTTAATCAATGAAGCTTCTGCTAATGCTATAGAAGCATTCAATGGTGCTGGTGATTACGCTCAAAAAGTAGCATATGCTCGTAATCTCTTTAATGCGGTTCGACAAACTCTTGGAGAAAAAACACAAGGTATTTCTCATGATCCCGCAGTAAAGGAAGTTACTGACTATACTGAGAAACAACTAAAAGCCATTGAAGAGAATCTCGTAAACTTCAAGAGTGGGGAAGATGCAGCAAAATATCTTGAGAATTCTGTTGCAATGCTTCGTCATGAAGGTTTTATCCGTGTAACACAACAGACAGGAATGGACCCAGACACTCTTCGAACTGTGTCCGGTTTTATGCAGGGTGTTATTGGTAATCGAGTTATCCAACAGAATCCTAAATTAGCTAATAGTCTAGTAGACACTATTGCAAATATGGCAAAGGGGGTTACGGGGGGTCTTGGGACTGATGTTACTGCCAAGGATCATACAGGTAAACCTGCCTCAACTAATTTCATCGGACATGCCGCGAAACAGGCAGGTAATGGTGATGTAGCTGCAGTTCGTACCTTGAATAACACAATTCTAACATTATCTTCTGAACTGGCTAATCCAGAAAAATTTACACCTACTCCTGAAGGTACGTCTCAGAAGTTTCTCTTCTTTGATTCTTACATGCAAGAGCTTGGTAAAGAACAGAATAAAATTGGACTCGCTCAAATTTCTGATACTGCCAGATCTGCTGCATCAACTAATCTAGCTGAGTATATGGATCTCACTCTACGAGATATGGATAAACAGATTAAAGCGGCGGAAGCTTCTGGTGTTAAGGTTGTCTGGAATGCGCTTCCAGATGGTCGTATTTCTGTAGAGACTTCTGATCCTCGCCTCACCCAACTCTTAACACAGAACTATGTGTCTCGTGTTAATTGGGGTCTTGGTGCTTTTGCTAATCTACAAGGGGTTGATAAGAAGCAGGCAGCGTCTACTTTCTACCCAAGCTATCGTGAATATTTTGGTCTTGCTGCCGGTCCGGGTCGAGTCTCACAGGCAGGAACTACAAGTAATGAAACTAGACCAAACAGTTCAAATCCACTTAATTTAACTATCCCCGGAAAAACAGGACAATTTCAAACATTTAAGGATCAAATCACAGGTATTCGAGCTGCCTCAGATCAACTAGATAGATACTATAATGGTAAAACTACAGGCACTAAATTACAAACGGTAGGGGAAATTGCCCGTCTTTGGAACAATGAAAATGAACCCGGTAGCATGCCTGCAAATAAGTATATAGCTACTATTGTTAGACATAGTGGATTAGATCCAAACAAGAAGTTAGATTTTTCTGATCCTAAAACAAAAGCTGCTCTTATTTATGGTATGAGTATTGCTGAAGGGAATTCATTAAATCCCAAAGATATTCTTTTTGCTCTCACACAACGTTCTGGACCCTCGATGAAAAACCCGGCCGCAGCTTCTACTGTATATGAAGATATAATTGCTCCTGTTTTGGATGTACTAATTGCTGCTGGAGAACCTTTCCGACAAGCAGCGACGAAGGTAGCTAATCAAGTTGGAATGTCTGCTGAACAAGTCATCCAAGCAGAAAAAGACTATCGTAACCGTATCCAACACGCTACAGGAATCGATAAATTGAAACAAAATCAAGACGATTCAATAGTTCCAAAAGAGTTTAGATAATATGGAAATAAGTGAATCTCTTAAAAAATTAATGGGTTTGGTAGAAGAGGGTGCTTCTAAAGGAGCAGAAACTTATGCCAAACCTTTGGAAGAGACTAAAATTACATTAAGTATTCCTAATTGGGCAGGGGAGACTGCTGCAAAAATGATTGAAGGGAGTAGTGATTCTCCGGGTTGGCAAGATCAACAAGATGCTGCCCGACATCTATTGGGAGTAGGAGAATTGGCGAGACGAACCCATCCTATTGTAGCCAAAAGTTTGGGTGCCTTACATGAGTTTCTTGATCTTGGTTCTACAACAGAGGATACAGCTATGGATGCTCATAATAATGAATTAGCATTATCTTTATACAATGCCAAAACACGAGAAGAATTAGAGGCCCGGGTTAAAAAATTAATGCCGCAGGCTCAGTATAGATCCCGAGAAGATAAAACAGCCCCCACCTATAATCGGAGATAGTTATGCCTCTTCGCCAAAAACAGTCTAAATTTGCTCGTATGATAGCAGATCTAATTATAAAAGCCTACGATCTAGGATATGAAATTACTTTGGGTGACGCCTATCGTGCTCCACGCTTATTCGGAGCGGTTGGAGAAAAGAAAGGGTATGGTCATCCAAAGAGTTGCCACAAAATTCGTCTTGCCATTGATTTAAATTTATTCGATAAAGAAGGTAATTTTCTAACGACCACGGAAGATCATCGACAACTAGGCGAATGGTGGGAAAGTGTGGGAGGTACTTGGGGAGGTAGATTTAATGATGCAAATCATTACAGTCTAGAAGAAAACGGAATGAAATAGGAAAAGATCGTGGAAGAAATCTTAAAATGGGCAGGGTATGTTCTTACTGGTATTATTGGATGGTTTGTTAAGTCTCTTTGGGATGCTCAAAAAGAGTTACGAGAAGATATGAAAAAGATCGAACTTAATCTGGCAGAGAACTACACAAAGCGAGTAGACTTTAGAGATGTTGTAGATAAACTTGAAGAGAAGATGAAAGAGACGACCCAACCTCTATATCAGAAGTTGGATCGTATTGAAGAAATATTACTTAACCGCCACCACCGGAATTCGGACCCTTAATAACCATAATCGGAACACCAATCTTCTGAGCATAGGAGATTGCGTGTTCTGTTCCACTGCTCACTCCATCCCAAATAGCTAGTACCTTATCGGCATTAGCTATCATTTGTTTATTCCGAATAAAGAAATGTCGTTTTGAGAACTTTACAGTTTTATCTAGTTGATGATAGGGAACAAACTCAACAAAATCAAGCGCACGAATACGTGCATATTCTTTTGCAAGCTTATCCACTCCCTTAGCACCACCACTGATAATTGTAACTTTCCCTACTCCCTGATCTTTAATGAATTGATCGATCCATTTAAAGACTAGTTCTGGTTGGTCGATAGATCGACTACCCACCACACAAATTTTCAATGTACGCTCTCCCCTTCGATGTCATCAGAATCATCAATAAGTTCTAACTCAGCCTGATCCGATTCATGGATTAAAAGTTCATAGACAACCCAAGGATCGTTCTCATAGGCCCACTTAAAAATAACAGGGGTTTCTTTAAGATCTACTCCGCCTTCTGTTCGAAGACCTTCTACAAGTTTCTGTAGTTCAATTTGCATTTGTTCGTTCATTATGAACAGATTCCTTTTTTACGTAATTTATCTTTTAGAAGAAGATTATCAGATACAAGACCTTTGATAATCTCATCCTTTACTAAATTATTTGCTACTAGATACTCGTAGATATGCTCATTGTATGATGGAGCAACAAGATATTTAGTTGCTGAGGCGAGAATAACTACTATCAAGATACCTTTGATAACTTGCTTGAATTTCTTCCATCGTCCGTCCACAACCGACACAGTATTCGATTCCTTCTGCATTAGTTACCTTCCTACAAATTGATTGACACTTAGATTTCACAACTCCCTGCTGAACAAGCAAGCGTTTGCTGACCGATGGTGTTGTCTTCATATTCAAAGAATGCTTCCCATTTAAGATCTACTGGTTGTTGTGCAACCAATTCTTCATACTGCTCAGCAGTAATATCCTCGTAGGGTGCCTGTTGATACGTATGGTTTGAATGAGGTAAGAAAGAAATACCACTTACTTCATCAAAGTGTTTCCATATCCAAACTCCTACTTCTGGCCATTCCTCATCTTTAACCGTAATTGTTACAGAAGGTTTATGTTCACACCAGTGACGTTGATATAGCAACCATAGTTCGAGTTGCTCAATTGCAGTTTTATCATTACGGCAAACTGCACCTTCTGGAGCTTTCATCGGGAATGAGAAGACTGCGGTACTCTCCGGCCGGAAAATCTCATCTTCAACTTGGCATCCTTGTTGTTTAAGGAATTCGTAGAGAGGATCTTTCTTATCCATACGAATCCGTCGAATGTAATAAGGATTGTGTCGAGCATGAATGCCACTAGCACTATCCACCAACTGGCTGACTGTACCGGAAGGCTTAACACAAGTGATAGCAGTAGAAGATTGAATACCAAGTTTTTCAGCCCACTCTTCATTTACACTCCTTGCATGGTCTCGTAATGCTTCTAATGCTGCTGGTAGATATTCCCAATAATCAGAGGGATCTTCATCTGCATCTTTAATAGGTTCTCCTGATCCACTAAGAAAAGCATTATCCATAATACCAGTAAGAGAAACACCAAGTAACCGTTCCTCTTCCGTGTTCTTCTTCCACTCTTCGCTTAGGAATTGGAAAGAAGTCAACGTACTTTGGATAGTCCCAAGAATTGTCGCCAACTCCACTTTTCTTTTGAGGGTTTCATAGGTGTCGTTTGATCTAACAACAACTTCAGTGAGGTTACAAAATTGCTTGTCTCTAAGGATAATTTCTGAGCAAGGATTACATCCGTAGCTGTAAATGGAGCTTCTCCGGCCCCATTTAGAGGCTTGAGTGCTTGCAGCTACTCGATTGAAGATTCCACGCTCACCTGACTTGGATTTAACAAGAGAGAGCCATTCTTCCATGAAAGTTTCAGCATCGGGTTTCTCCGTATAAGCTACACTATTGTTTGCAAGAGAACGCTGCGAGTTATCATGCCACCACGCTCCCATCTTTGCTTCCCGCATACGACGATCAGTAAGATTGGAAAGAGAGATAAGAGCAGAGCGACGTACACCGCCTACAACTACAATCTCACCAATCATACACATAATGTCGTGAACTTCTAAGCTGTTGAGTTTTCGTCCTGCTGCATTTTTGAAGGTACTAGTAACGAACTCAAACAGTTTTCGCAAAGGTTCAGGGCCACTGGCGCGTCCTCCGAATGTTTTAAGCCTAGCTCCCGAAGGGCGTACCTTTGAATAATCAATCTTAGGAATATCTCCTTCCCACAGAGAGGACAGGAGTTTTTTGAATGCTTTTGCCCACCCAAGTTTACTATCTCCGACCACGATGACATCATCTACCTCTTTAAAAGAACTAGGGATACTAGGGAGTTTATCAATCTCTTGTCGTTCACAAGAGAATCCAACACCAGTACCATTCATCAGAATATAAAGAGCTTCACTAAAAGCTCGTTTGTTATTTACAGCAAGATAACTACAATTATATGCAGCAATGTTATCTCGTTCACATGCTTCTCCTGCAGTCATCATTAGACGCATAGAAGGCATTACTTCGAGATTTAAAATTGCTTCCATTAACTGCCACCAAATTTCATTTGGTATTGGACCTTCGGCAGTTGATTTATCTGCAAATTTTAAATATAAATAAGAAATTAATCGTTCTACTGTCTCTTCCCAAGTCTCACGTCGATTCTTCTCTGGAATAAATCGTGCATAGCGACTAATGGCAATTACTTTTTGGTATGGTGTCAATCTTCTTCCCATTCTTCTTCTAAATCATCAGATAGTTCTTCGAATTTATCGTCGATCTTATCTTGGAACCGCTCTACAATATCCTCACTAGAGATATTTAATACCTCTAGGAGGATAGTTTCTTCTAGTTTTTTTAGACGCTCAGAGAGGTCTACGATAGTCATCATTTGGCAGCGACACCATTAATTTTCTCTACAGTACGAAGAGAACCCAAACCAAGCAAACCACCAAGAACAGTAAGTAGAGTCCCAAGATCCAAGGTAGGAGGAGTTGCAAAGCCCCAAGTGAGAGAAGCCCAAGCGAGAAGAGGATTACCGATAAAAGAATAGACAAGGCCGAAACCGCATACCCAACCAACAAAAGGTCGCCAACCAGAAACGAAGAGAGAAATGTGCTTAGCTTCTTCACGATTGATTTCCATTTGCCCACTAGCGAGGGTAAGTTCACCTTGTTTTTGAAGTTTAAAAAGTTCATATTTTGCCTTTTCTGCCTCTTCAGCATTAGGAAAGAAGTGATCGATTACTTTACTACCAAGTTCAAATGCTGCAGTTAATGGATCAAGTGCCATATTTACTCCGATTAATACCTTCGGTCTGTGAAGTATTTACAATTATATTGTCTTGTGTTAGACCAAGTTCTCGTTGAAGATACCAAAGAGCTTTCTCAAGGTCTGCTCGTTGTTGACCTTTATGTTTATGTCGCCCAATATATTTAATTACTTGCCCTAGATTGAAAGACAGTTGCCAGCCTTCAATAACTTCAATTGGTTCTGGTTTCACTTGTTGATAGTGGGAACTGTGGGGAGCACTTTGTCGGTGCTCATCCTCTGCCCAATTTTCAATACCACCACTCATATCTATATATCCTTTTCAGATTACTGTAAACTTATGTCCAGCCGAAGGTGCTAGGGACTTAGTATCACGAAACCAACCACCACAAGAAGTACACTGATAACGCTGATACTTACATGCACTCGTGTACGAAAATCCTCGCTTATGATATTCTGATCCACCACAATTAGGGCAAACCAAAGAATTGCCAGAATATAGAGAATAGTTAGCATGACCTTTAATCCAAGGTAAAAGTTTATAGTATACTTTTTCAAGAAGAACTACGTCATTTTTATTGTAGTCTTCCATCATTTTCCAAGCCTCATCATTATTAGCCATACATTGAATCCAAAGTTCATGACCAATATGCTTTACCTTTTTACCAAGGTCAAGTGCCTGTGCAATATAATCTAACTTGTTGCTTGGAAATTTAAACTGACTACGAGCAGTCTTCAGCAGATCAATCTGCTTATATGGAGCTGGAGGTTTTAGGTTATAAAGCAAGAATTCCTTATTAAGTGTAGGAATATCAAACTTAGTACCATTATAGTGAACAACTGCATCGGCTTCATCCAACATCTTGTGGATTGATTTAAGCATCTGTTTTGGACCATCATGGTATACAGAGGAGAAATAAACTTCATCTTCTCCTAACCACTTTGCTGCCCAACAAAGAACGTAACCACTATCAATAATTTGAGGAAGACCTACATTTTGTTGCCAAAGACCCCACACATGAACTAGATTTGGCGCGGTTTCAATGTCAAGAAGCAAAATTTTCATAGTTCTTTTACCTCAGTAATTTGTTTCTTGAGGATTGCCATATTACTCATAACAGTCTCTCCCTCTTCATCAATCGATTTTGACTGCACTAAGTAGATGTAATGTCTATTCTCTGCTACAAAGAAACCTACTGTTTTAATGAGACAATCACTATCAATAATATCTTTAGGATCAAATTCATCCCAACCATCCATATGATAATGATCCCGCCATGTTACTTGATAGATTTGGCCTTCAACCAATTTTTATCCTTTCGCCAGTCATACCACTTAATACCATGCTTAGTCGCCCACATACCATAGGTAGTCGGACTCCCTTTGTTCAGCTTCACGTCTGCATTCTGAAAGATAATCCTGATATCGACGGAAGGATTCGAGGATAAAACGTGGAGAATCTTCTTCCGATCCATTGCTGTAAGTTTCCCTTTGCTTTCGAAGAAAATCTTTCCAATCTTCCAATCGGGTGTGTACTTGTGCTTGCTTTCTGGTACGATATAATCCAGTTTGCATGGTTCATACTCAAAGTTAATTTTTGCTTCTTCCAACCACTGAGCAATGGTGTGCTCGAACTTAGATCGATATCCTGCTTTTTTAGCTTCTGCCCGATGTTTACGAAGTGACAAAACGATCACTCCATTGTTGATCTGGTTCACGCATGATCCAAAGACAATCAGCATTCATTTGAAATCGATCCGCATCGTTGTAAAGAGAGCATACCAGATTTTGCATAGAAATTTCGTCTTCAATAGAATCAAGAAGTTTACCGGCTTTAACAGGACCAATTCCCGCAATACCAAAAATATTATCAGCAACATCACCAATCAACATTTGTTTGTAGAAGTGACGAATTCCTTCAATTTTTGATACCGTAGAGAAAGTTCGATTGACAAAATTATAGTGATAACCCGGAATTTGAAGTAGATCTTTGTCAATGCTACAGATAACTGTTCCGTAACCATGCTCATCACCACACTTATCCGCAGCAATTCCCAAAAGATCATCTGCTTCAACTTCATCCAAATAGACTGCATTCCATTCCTCTATCAAGTATTCTCGACAAGCCTGTAAATGGGTTGGTCGAGGTTTATCTTTCCGATTAGCTTTATACTCTGGATTAATTTGTTTACGGAAATTATTGGAGCCTGTAAGAAATACTTGATATTCAGTAGTTCCTACACTATCAATAATATCTTGAGTCACCTTCTCACAGCCATAGTATGCAAATTCAACACTATCTTCGCCTACTACTGCAGCATTGCGGTATGCAACAATATCTCCATCAATTAGTGCTATCATACCGGCGATCCACAATTAGAGCAGACAAAATCACTTGGTTTATTTAGAGTACCACACTGGGCACAGATAACGGAATGATCTGACTCTTTACGAAAGATACGATCATAGTTATCTTTATATTCCTTGGAAGGGACTTTACTTCGTACATCCCCTCCCGGCTGTTCATATTTTTCCATATAAACCTCTTAAATTGGAGCGGGATAAGAGACTTGAACTCTTAACCTTCTGATTGGAAATCAGTTGCTCTGCCAATTGAGCTAATCCCGCTTTGGCGAACCCCCAGAGAATCGAACTCCGCTCAGTCGGATTTGGAGTCCAACTCGCCTGACCTTGGAACATTGGGGCTCTATTTTATTTAAAAGGGAATGTTGTCATCTTCCTCTTCTGGAGGAAGTTCTTTGGTTAATTCCGCTTTAACCACCTTTAATACCTGAGCTACTGTCTTGCAGTATGTTTGTGTACCAGTATGATAAGCTTCAACAAGAAAACCATTAGCAAGTGCATTAATGTAAACGCGAGTACTCATAAAATCTCCTGTATTAATCAATGTTAAACTCAGATGAATTTTGGATGGTGTCGATAGAACCATCATCAAAATTCGTACCCATGACATACGCCTCAAACTCTTTGGCTGCAGAAATAACATCAGCCGGAGAGTTCTTTTTACCACCATTTGCTGCTAGTAGTGCTTGTGCCGTAGACAGAGAAGATTGACGAACAATCATAACCTGTCGAGCAGCACGTTCCTCTGGAGTCTCCCAAGAACCTTTTGCACCAGAACGGGCATTAGATACTGAAGGAGTTGAATCATTTGATTCTTGAGGGACTCCGTTACCTTTTACAATTGCGGTTACTTGCCAGTAACCAGACTCAGTATTTTTAATTTTTGAAATCTTAATGTTATCACCCGGCTGTAGAGTTTTCAGCATCTTCGCTACAGCAGGAGTAAATTTCAGGGCCTTCTCATGCCAAGCCTGCTCTTGTACTTTACCGTCAGCACGGTACGTAAGACGAGTGCCGGGATAGGTACCGCCACCATTCTTATCAATTTGAATATCGTGTTCTACATTTACTACTTGTGCATTAATGTCCAATTACATTCTCCTATATCTATACTAATATTATATCAAATAACTACTTGTTGTTACTACTGCTTAAGTATTGCCAAATCAAGTAATGTTCTTCGGCAGTCCCATCATTCTTAATACGATTTGCTCTCCAACTTACTATTTGAACATTTCCGTCAATATATCCTTTTTCTGGATCAATTCTATCAAAAGACGGACTATTCTCTTGTCGTCCCTCTGCATTGTAATCTAACTCTATACCAAGAATTGGACAAACTTTATTCCAGATAATTTCAGAAAAAGCAACATCAAAGTGATGTCCTACGGATTTAGTTAGTGCTTTTTTTTGTCGATATTTTTGTTTACATACGGCTAAAAAATCTTTATCTTGTAAACGTTCTCCGTCAAAAAACTCTCCATATTTAGCTTGCATTTTCTCAAGCCATTTTTGATTTTTCTCTCGACTGCGTTCTTTAAGGCCATATCCATTCAGATTAAATCTTTTTGCAAACTGACGTATGCGTTCACGACTCAGACCATAATCATCTGCAATCTTCTGATAAGTATCTCCATTTCGCAGACGTTCTTCGATTTTTGGTAATTCTTCTGGTTGCACTTTGTACTTAAAAGTCAACTTCTTCTAGCTCCTTCATATTATTTCCAACGGACACTTCGCAACGAGTTGGAAGATCAAATGGTACCTTAAAGACTTGCTCAAAGTTATGAGGAAGCTTTTTAAAAACATCAAAAAATAACTCAACAGTTCGATCTACTTCATGGTTAGGTACGTCAGCTACAATTGAATCGTGTACTGTGTTCACAAATACACCCTGAATCTGTCGTTCTTTAAATCGTTTAAAAGCAGATACACGAGCAATTGACATTAAATCAGCCGCAAGACCCTGAACAATGTAATTTTTAATTGTAGTTACTGGCCATTTTCCATTAATTGGTGAGTACTCATATGTCCGTCGTGTTGCTGGATTAATAATCTTTCCTGTTGTAGTTGCCTCTTGGATCAGGGAAGTCCACCAACCATTCCATCCAGAATATTTATCACAAAACTTATCAATTGCTTTTTGCCAGAATTTTTCAGCAGTACTTACATCTGTAAAATCTGGATCATTTGCATACGTGTGTGCCGTACCTCCATAAATTAAACGGAAGATGAATTTCTTTGCAATCAATCGAGAAGGGAGTCCAAAAGCATCTTGATTTAATGTATGCTGATCTACACTATCCCAAATCTCTTGATAGGCAACTTTATCCTTTGCAAGAAACGTGCCTGCTACCCACTCAATGGCGCGACCGTCAACATTGACAATCATAGGTCTTCTGGCTCAGGGAGTAGATGTCGATTTTCTTTAGCCCACATTACTAATTTGCAAACATCTTCTGGTATCCAACGTCTGTCTACACACCAATCATTATATAGAAATAGCGCACTTCTAACTATATGCAAGTGCTCAGTTTCTTGTCCTGTCATTATTCCAGTTGTTGGATAAGGTGTTACATCAGGTAGTTCTATTAACATACTCCTTCTGATATCGTTCACAAAAGTTCTAACGATCATTTATGACCTATAATAGTATTATTAACTGTAATTTGATTAAACAAATGCTCTAATAATCGCTCTCCCTGTTTCCCATATTTAGTAACGTAAATATAATTTCGTAGACTTTGAAAATCTTCTTTATATATATCAGATACCTGATTTTCTAAGAATTCAATGAATTCTTGTGCTTCATCAAAAGTCATTATTCTTAAATCATACATATCGACTCCTCATATAAATCTTCGTTACTGGATCGGCATTCTGTAAATTGGGTTTAGAACTGGACAATCTACCTGTCACAGCCACACATTGATTTAGTGTGCCATGAAGCATATCTTTCTCCCAATTCATCTTATCAATTAAATCAGAATAGCCTTCAAGATAAGTCCCTCGAAGCTTTTCAATCTCTGCATGTTTCTTTAGCAGAGCTACGATCTTACGAGCATGTGAGGATAGTTTTAGTTTACGAAGAACTGTATCATTTACTTGCCAGTATCCTCCTTTTGCGACTTCAGTGTTCGCAAGCGGTTCGACGAGGCGGGGTAATTCGTATTCTTTTTGGATAACTTTGTAGCGTGTGTGAC